TCATTTGCGCAAGTAGCGCTTGCTGCCCGTGCTGGTCAAGCAATACCGCCCGCCGCGCGGGCCGGTGCAATACGTGTTCTGGCTGCAGGCGCAGCCCTGGGTGTCGACGCTGCCAGGCCGAGCCCGCAGCGCCCGCGCGGGGCTGGCTGAAGCGCCGCCAAACACCGCCGGGCAGGATTTCCTGCTGCCGCTGGCCGAGCCGTCCCTGCAGACAAAGGTCTCTCCTTCGCAATGCGAGATGCCGCCCTTGCTGCCGGAGCAGGGGGTATTCGCGGCAGACGCTGCGCCAGGAATGGCGAGCAAGGCAGCGATCAACAGCAGGCGGGCACGCAGCATGAAGACTCACGGCAAGTTCGAATTTACTTTTTATATTTGATGGGCATGTTTTGTAGCAAGCCTCGCATGCATGACCGTCCGCGGCACGCGGCTGGCGCGATGCCGTTACTGGTGGCTTAATACCGGCTGATTCGTCAACGCAAGGATTTCCCATCATGACCCTGACCCATCTTTTTCCCCGCGCGGCGGTGACCCTGTTGCTGGGCGCCTGCGCACTGACCGCGCAAGCCGAACCCGCCATGGGTTGCAAGGCCAAGATCGATGGCATTCGCGCCGAACTGGATCGCGCCCGCGCCGAGAACAACACGCGCAAGGCCGATGGCCTGCAGAAGGCCCTGTCCGAGGCCAGCGCCAATTGCACCGATGCCGGCCTGAAGGCCGAGCGTGACGAACGTGTGCGCGAAAAAGAAGAGAAGGTTGCCGAGCGCCAGCGCGAACTGCAGGAAGAGCGCGCTGACGGCGACCGCGAAGACATCGCCAAGGCCGAGCGCAAGCTGATGGACGCCGAGGCCGAGCTGGCCGAGGCGCGCCGCGAGCAGGCGCAGCCCTGAGCGCGCTGGCAACACCCGCCGCCACGCATGTGGTGCTGGATGCCTGCGTGCTGATGTCGGGCATCGTGCGCCGGCTGATGCTGCGGCTGGCCGAGGCAGGGGCATTCCAGCCAGTCTGGAGCGAGCGTATCGGCGACGAATGGCGGCGCAATGCGGCGCGCATCTGGCAGATCGATCCGCAGCGCCTGGCCGATGAGTGGGCCGACATGCAGCGCCGATTTCCGTTGGCGGATTGCGGCGACGCCCAGGGCTTCGAGCAGGGCTTGAAGTACAGCGATGCGAAGGACTGGCACGTCATTGCCACCGCGCGGGCAGCGCAAGGCGCCAGCGCGGAAAACGTGGCGATCCTGACGTGGAACCTGAAGGACTTCAACCGTTCCGAATTGCGCCGCATGGGCTTGCGTGCGCTGGACCCGGATCGGTATCTGTCCGAACGCTGGCAGCAGGATGCGACGCAGCTTGCCCTGGCCTGCGAGACGATCGCGCAGGATGCGGCGTCGTTGGGCGGCACGCCGCAGCCGCTGCGGGAGGCATTACGGCGGGAACGTCTTTATCGGCTGCAGGCCCTGGCCGCGCCGGCTTGACGCCTGACAGGGCGGCCACCACACGCGGGACTCACGGGGCCTGACGGTGACCGCGTCAAACTGGCTGACGCGGACAGGGGGACTGATGGACGGCCAGTCGCCAAGGCCCCATCAGGGGCGACGCTGATCCGGCTGGCCCTTGTTGCCGGGTTGTCCAGCGGGCGGCGGCGCGTTGCTTCCCGGTTTGCGCTGCGGATCCTGATCGTTCTGTTGCGGCTTGTTGTCAGGCTTGTTGGGCTGCTGAGCGTTCGGATTGGGCATGATGCACCTCGATAGGAGCGTGGCCGGTTGCCACGTAGCCAGATTGCGCCTGTCGAGAGTGATGTCCTAGCACTCATTTGAAACCGGCTTGTGCTGTGACGAGTATGGATACATCTACGCATTCAGGGCGCGGATGCAGCTTTTCAGCGGGGTTCGACGTGATGCACGTCCTGCCAGCGGAAACGGACACGCGCGGGGGTGGAAGGGGCTCGACCGCGAGCCTGGGCAATCTCCGTTTCACCGGTATAAGTCGTGCAACCGAACAGGGCGATGGCAAGGTTCACCGTGGTGGTGATCGAAGCGCCATCGGCCAGCTTCAGGGTGACGCGGTCACCGACGTGGATATCGCGAGGAGAGGTGTCTTGGGTCGAGGGCTGGATCAGTTGGTCAGGAAAAATATTCTTCAAAATTTATGGCTTGGATAAGTCGGCGCAAAGACGTATTGGCGCCATGCGTGATGGCGGATATCGTGTCGGGCGCATTGTGACCGCATGCGAAGGCCCTGGCGGGCAGCGGTTCAAGGACCAGTCCGGGCGACGCGTGTCGGGGTGGCCTGGCGGAACGTCACACGCATTTCTTTTATGAATGATTGCGTGGACAAGCTTGGTGCAATGGCAGCAAGAGCCCGGATGGTAGGCCACGGGTGGGCGAGGCGTCAAGGCAGCGCGTGTGACAGCGTCGTTTTTCGTCCACGGCTGCCAGGCCTGGATAGCCCGCAGTGGATGCCGCAAGCCGAAGCGCAGCCTGGGGCGGGCACGAGCGCAAGGCATCGCCTGGTGCCCGAGGCCGGACTCGAACCGGCACGACCTGAGGTCGGGAGATTTTAAGTCCCTGGTAAAACTCTAGGATCGGCGAGGGTTTCCAGGCGATTTGTTCCGCATTTTTTCCCTTTATCCCCACGGGGACGAAACCCCAATGCGGAACGCGTTTACCGCACCACTTTCAGCCTTGTAGGCCTGTTCCGGTAGTGCTTCCTGGTGACGTTGATGGAACTGTGCTGAAGGAGTTTGGCCGCTTCCTCGTCCGTCTCTGCCTGGTCGCTCGCGTAGCTTCGCATGTCGCGCAGGAACATGGCGCGAATCTCGGCCGCCAATTCGTCCTCGCCCGCGGCATCCATGTTCAGCGCCGCCCACTCCCGGGCAAATTCCCAGCGGTCGCGCAGCATGTTGTACGAGACCCGCTTGCCTGTGGGGGTCGAGACCAGCATGAGGTGGTCGGCTTTGATGGACCGGCGCCGTGCGATGAGACTGGGCAGCACTGCCGACAGCGACAGGTCAAAGTCGGCTTTCTTTTTGGTCTTGCTCGCACGCAGGCGGAGCATTTCGTCCATGGGCAAAATCACCGATATGGTGTCCTGGAGGCGCATGCCCGTGGCGCTGCTCACGTCCATGGCATCCTGCAGCACTTGGTCCCCAGCGAGATAGACGGCCGTGAAAATCATGTCGGTAACTTCGAATTCTCGCGCGTTCTCCTTGTTCTTCCAGCGTGACCGTTCCATACCAGCCGCTGGCCACGTGCACGCGGTGTAGCCTTTCTTCCGAGCCCAGTTCCAGATGACTTGGAGCAGCGACATTTCGCGGTTGCCCTGCGTTTTGGCGGACCGGCGATCCAGGTAGGTCGTGAGATGGATGAACTGGACCGATTCCCAGGTGGCAGGGCCAAACACTGGGCGGATGCGTCGCAGCTGCTTCTTGTAGCCATCGCGCGTGCCCTTGTTGGCGTAGGACAGCAGGCCGGATTTTTCGTCCAGTTCCCAGGCCTTGAAAGCCTCTTCGATCGTGCCGGCGATGCGCGGCGCGTCGAATCGAATTTCCTTCCACTTGGCCAGCGCCTGGTCGTAGTCGGTGCCCAGTGGGATATCGGGCTCGCCCTGGCCCCGTCTGTCGTAGAAGTAATACGTGACCACCTTGCCATTCTTGCGCTTGCGGCTGTGGTGGCGGAAGTGCGGGAATTTTCCTGTCATGTGATGGCGCCCATGTTGGGCTCGGCGTGGCGGCGGATGGGGGCGCCTTCGAACCACGCGCGGACGTGGATCTTCAGGACCAGGGTTTTGGTGCCTCGGGGCTTGTAGGGGATGCCTTCTTCGTCCAGCACCTTGCGCTGCTCGGTCGCGCGCCGGTAGCCGGTGATCGCGAAGAGGTCATCATCCTCGGCAAATTCAGACATGCGTCCTCCTTGCGATGGTCGGATTATTTTCGGGGGCGAGCCTTGATTTGGACAGCGTCCAGCGCGTCGTAATCGGCCTGCAGGGCCGGGTCGCGGGTAACGGCGCGAGCGAGAGCCCAGCGGGCGCGGACAATCGCGTTTTCGAGGCGTTCGATTTCGCGGTGGGGTTTGCGATGTGCGAGCCCGATCATCCAGCCGAGGCTGAAAGCGCACCCTGCGACGACCAGCAGAGCCAGGATGGGCAGGTATTGCTGCATGGTCATTCCTCCTTGGCGCGCTGGGCGTCGGCGGGCACAAGCATCCACGTCACGGGCTCGCTATGGACGTAGGGCCATACCCATGCGCCATTCCCGTTATAGGCTGCCTGCAACCAGTAGCCATCGGCGATCCGGTGATCCCCTTTGCCGCGCAACAGGATTGTGCTGCCATCCCTCGGCGCCGTCTCGATAGGCTGCCACTGCTGCCGCCCCTCCCGATCAGCGAGAACGGCGGCGCGCACCTGATCGGCGGTATACAGCGCCGATGGCCCCCGGGTCTTGGGCACCACGTCGATGGCTGTCTGGGCATCGGCGGGGCTGGAGTAAATCCCATACAGAGCCGCGCCGTGGAACACAGCCCACAAGTCGCTTTCGGGCAGTTGAATGTCTTTGATCATTTGTAGTTCACTCCCTTTACGATCCGCAGGACGACGCGTTGGGTGACGCCATATCTCTTTGCTAGCGCTCTCTGGCTGTGGTCCCTGTTGTTGGGGATGTAGGCGGCTCGGATGGCCTCTGCTTCTTGGTTGCTGAGCTTCCGCCGTTCCGATATCGCGTTGCGCCCCTTGGCAGCCCGGTCTCGGTTGTTGTCGCCTTTCGTGCCTAGCAGCAAATGGTCCGGGTTGTGGCAGCACGGGTTGTCGCACTTGTGCATGACGACGAGGCCCTTGATGTCATCAAGGAAAAGCCCGTTTGCTCTGACATATGCCAGCCGGTGAGCACCGACGGAGCGGCCGCCCGCCTGAACGCGCCCATAGCCGCAGTCGTCTCGGCGCCCGGTCCATTCAATGCAAGGGCTGCTCATGCTTCGCCTCCCTTGCTCTCCTGGCGCGCGGCATTGATCAGGATGCTGGCCGCCCGGCGCGAGGTTTCCCGGTCCTGGAACACCAGCAGCTCGCGCCCGTCCGAGAGGATGATGGAGCCGAACGGTGATTCTCCGTGGCCCGAGCACGACGCGATAGTGGCGAGCGCACCGTTGTTGAGCGCGTCCACCAGGTCCGCGATTTCCGGGTCGCACCACACTGCCGGGGTGCCGTTCAGGTGGTGCCTGATCGTCACCATGTTGCGCTCGCGGTCCGGGGTTGTGAGGTGATGGTCTGGCGGCAGGGGGATATCAGGCAGCATTGCCGTTCTCCTGGCGCGCGGCGTCGAGCACTTCCACCGTGAGACGGACGCGCTTCCCTTCGTTCGCGTTTAGGTCTGTGGCATGGCGCATCACCAGCACATTCGCGCCGTTGCCGAAGTGCTCGGGATACCCGGTTTCCCAGGCGTCCCAATGCACGCCACGGCTGAAAATGTGCCCTCCACCCTGCGGGCAGCAGACGCAAACCTGTTCCGCAGGGTCGGAGCGCTTGAAATGCACCACGCCCTCGATACTGAATTGGTGCGCCACTGCGTCCTGCGCCTGCCCGCTGGCCTGGGCGGCGAGTCCCAGGTCAAATGCCTGTTGCAATGCCGCCTCCAGTTGGGTCCGAAAAGGCTCGTCGTCATCACCTGCGGGCTCGTGGTCGGCCACGAATTTCTCGATGGCGGTAGGCGCTTTCGCAAGCAGCGCATCGGAATACGGAGGAAGTGGCGGCAGAACTCCACATTTCTCGGTGGGCCGGGCCTGGGCGGCAACGGGGGAGAGATAGACACGGTATTCGCCGTCCGGAAGCCTGTTGCAGGACAGCACACGCGGCATCTCGTTCTCGCGTCCGGGCGTGGCACGCTCGTAGCGCAGCACGGCCAACGGCTCCGCGCTCGCGGCAGGCTGCGCCACCACTTCGGCGTGTACGCAGTGCTGTCCCTGGTGGACAGCGACGTGCACCCCGCGCGGGTCAGGCGTTGCCGTGACGACGAGGGCGGCAGGCTGCGCACCGTGGCGGGCCATCGCACGGATGGCCGCAACTGCCATGTCTTGGCCTACGCCTGAGCCCTCGCACCATTCCGGCACGCATTCGTCCAGTGCCTGGCATACCGCCTGCCATGCATTGGCCTGCTGGTCGAGTGCTGCCGGGGGAGTAGAGGATTCCAGCAGGCCACGAACGACATCTGCGGCCCATTCGTAGCCGAACGTCTCGATGGCCAGTTGAGGGTTGCGCAGCAGGTGCTGTGCGTTCTGTCGCGGGCACCAATCGGAATCGGTACTCGGCGACACTGCCGGTGCGCTGGCCTGGGCCTGGAGGGAGGATTGGGATTCAGGGGTGGGGGTGGTCATGCTGCTTTCCTTTTTTCAGTGGTGCAGCGGCGGCAGGCGCCCGATGTGTTCACACACGATTTTTGGAGGGGAATTCTTTTCGCTTTTTCACAGAAATTTCCGGCCCTACTATTCGCGGGTCGAGTGTTTCGACACCCTTTAAATCTCAAAATGAGGAGAAAAATCTGATGAAAGAAATCGATGGAAAAGCCGTTCTGCAATACGCGTTGGACTGCCTTTTGATGGCAGCAAAACAGCAGGGTTATGATCTGTCTGATCTGCTCTCCAAGGCGCGCGCGGTTGCCATGGACTCCGGCGACAAGAGCGGGGCGGGCATCACCAAATCAGCCTGCAAGACCGAGGTGGTGAAGAGGATCACCGAGGCCGTTGATCGTGTGCAGTCGGTGTAGGGCCGGCCCTCACATCGCGCCGATGTAGGGCACCCAGCCCTGCACCGGCCTCAAGGTGGTCTTGCTGAAGATCACATTGCCGTCCTTGTCGCGCTTGTCGCCGCGGCACATCACGCGGCAGCGACGTGCGCCTGCCGTGCGCTTGGCGAGTTCGATCCAGTCGTTGGCGAAGGCGGGGGCGTCGAAGGGGGGGCTAACCTGGCGCACCCCGCCCTCGGCCATGATCTTTTCCGCTTCGGCCTTGACCCAGGCTGCCTGGTCTTCCTTGGTGAACTCGTTGCGCTCGGACCTGGGCATACGGTCCCAGGCTTTATCGAAACGCGTTTCTGCCATCTTCGTGGCGGCAGGCAGGGTCATACCGAACACACAAAATGCGCTCATGGCTACCTCTGTAGGGTTGGGGTACGATCGCCTCGCACAATGGGAGACGTTATGGATGCGGTAACGAAATTGGCTGGGGCCGTGCTGATTAGCGGCGTTTTCATCGCCACGGCGATTTATCTCGGGTTGACGTATGAAACTCGTGTTGCGGTCAACTCGTGCATCGACGCAGGGAAAGCAACCGCCAGCACGGCTAGCTGGGACGCTGAGTACTTGCGAGCCAATTGCGGGAAGATCATGTTGCAGCGACGGTAGGTCCTAGAACGGAATGTCATCATGCAGATCAGCAACCCCGCCGACACCAGCGTTTGCGGGGTTGTCTGCCGGGGGCGCGGCGCGGCCTTCGCGCGTAGCCTGATAGTCCTCGGCTGAAGTGGCCTGGCGCTGCCCACCTTGGCCGCCACCCTCACGCCCGCCCAGCATCTGCATCTGGTCGGCGATGATTTCGGTGGTGTAGCGCTCGACCCCCTGTCGATCCGTCCATTTTCGGGTCTTCAGTCTTCCCTCGATGTAGACCGAGCGGCCTTTCTTCAGATACTCGCCAGCGATCTCGGCCAGCCGGTTGTAGAACACAACGCGGTGCCATTCCGTGTCCTCGCGCTTTTCACCGGTGTTCCTGTCTTTCCACTGGCTGGTGGTGGCGATCGACACGGTGCAGATGGCTGCGCCATCGGGCGAGTAGCGGACCTCGGGATCTCGCCCGAGGTTGCCGACGATGATTACCTTGTTGACGCTGGCCATGCTCAGGATCCCGTCTCGGTGAATTCGCGGTACATGGCGCTGTAGGCGGCACGCACGCCGGCCGCCACTGCCTCCTGCTCGGCCATGACGCGGCATTCATCGCTGCGCTGGAAATTCCGCACTGCGCGCACGCCTGCGGCAACCATGTTGTCGGAGGGCTCGGGCGGCATGCCGGACGGCGCAGGCGCAGGCGCGGGGGCGGGCGCTTGGGCGACCACCGGGGCAGCCGGCGTGGCCGGCGCAGCTGGAGGCGCTGCCGGGGCCTCCTGTGTGGGCGTGGATCTGGGTGCCAAGCTTTTCGCGGTGACCTTGGCCTTCCCTTGTGCCTTCGCCTCGGCCAGCTTGCCGTCCAGGACAGCGCCGGCGCGCTCGCCGTGCTGGCGGACCAGCGCCGCCGCGTTCTTGGCCGATACCGCACCTTCCGAAACGTGTTTCTGCACGTCGGTGTTGGCGTTGGCCAGCGTCAGCAGTTCGTTCACGTGTTGGAGCGAGCGGCTGACCTTCTTCGCGATATCGGCGGGCGAGAGCCCGAACCCCTGCAGGCGCTTGTAGACGCGGGAGGTTTCCAGAGGGGAGAGGGGGCGGCCCTGGGCGCTGGTGACGATGCGGGCGACGCGGTCGGCGTCGTTGCCGACGAACTGGCGGATATCGACCCATTCGATGGGCGCGCCCGCCTTGATCGCCAGGCCGATGGCCTCATGGCGGCGGTGGCCGTCGACCACGAACACTTTGCCATCGTCAGCGACGCGGCATTCCAGGGGAGGGTAGGTGCCGCCGGAGAGGATGTAGTCGGCCAGCTCGCGCACGGACTGGTCGAAGTCTTCAGTGCGGTCGCGCTCGTTGAAGCCGGGTTCGATGTGCAGATCCTTGTAGGGGATCTTCATGGCGTCGGCGCGCTTGATGGCGCCGGACTTGATCAATTGCTTGAAGGAAGCCGGGGCGGGGTTGGTCATTTGGGTTCCTGGCGGCGCTGCCCGAGTTGGATAGCGCTGATGAGGGAAGGGGTGACGCCGTACTGGGCGGCGAGTTCGGTGGGGTAGAGGAAGCCGCGGCGGGAGCGGATGAAGGCGGCTTCCTCGTCGGTGATGCGTGAGGGCGGTTCGGGGCTTTCCTCTGGCAGTGCTGCCGGCGGCGGAATCGGCGGCGACCAGCCCGCGCGGTCGCGCACGATGAATTCGATGCCGTTCACATGCCCGCCCCGTGCGCCATCCAGGGCAGCACCACCAGGAACAGGAACGCGCCCAGCAGCGACAGCGGCCATGCCTGCCAGGGGATGCGGCTGTTGTTGTCCCACGCGCCCTGTCCAGCCAGGTCGGACGGCGCGATCTTTTCCGCCAGGGTGCTGGCGACACTGGAGACGGTGCGCGGGGGCGCGCTGGAGGTTGTCGTTGTCATGGTGGCAATCCAGGGGTCAGAGGCGGCGTGCTGGCGGGCCAGGCGGTCGCCCATAAAACACAGGGCGAACAGGGCCGGCACGACTGCGAGGGCGGCGTGTAGGGCGGTGAGCATGGGGAAGGGCGCGAACGCGCGTTGAAGGCTTGGGAGAGCGGGCCAGGGTGTGGGACCTGGAGCAGTTGGGATGCAAACGTGTTGAGCGCCGGCAACCGAGCGGCGAGGCCCGCTCTCCGAAGCCGCCGCGTGGGCGGCGGGTACTGCGGTCAGAAGTTGTCGAGGAAGCTGAAAGCGTCCAGCAGTTCCTCGCAGAAGCGCGCGATGGCGTCCAGCATGGATGTCTCAGGGTAGGAGGTGGATGGAGCGGGCTGCGGGGATCGAACCCGCGTAGGCGGCTTGGAAGGCCGCAGCCTGACCACTCGGCCAAGCCCGCATTGCCGGTTACCCGCGTCCGGCATCGCGTCAGGCCGCGCAGTTGGCCATATGTGCGACGGGTGCAGTCGGATCGGCCGACCGTCAAGAGCAGCTTTGGAGGCTCGTGGCTGCTCATTCGCGTCTGGCCTACCTATTGCTGGTCAGCGCTCGACCAGCGTTCGGATTGCCGCAGCGGTGCTGCGGCGCGGCCTCTCGGGGTGCATTCGTGCCGGTCTTTCCCGGCTGTCAGATGGGCCTCGCGTCCGAGCGCCTTACAACGTCCAGGTGTGGGCCTGGATCACCATCATCGAAGCGGGCCGGGCTTGATACCGGCTCCCCCGTTCAGCCAGCCCTTTCGGGCGCATCGGTCGGCACTAGGCCGGGGGTCTACTCCGTCCAGCGTGTCCTTCCACGCCGCCGCTTCGATGATGGTGCCGTCCTTCCAACGGCTTGGGCATCGCATTGCAGAGGGCGCCGCTGCGGCGTCGTGCATCAGGGGCTTTCACCCTTCTGTCGGATGCTGCTGTGCGTCTATTCCGATCACGCCTGACGCGGCTACCTGAGCCCGGGCGAATGGTGAACCCAGCTCTGACTGTTTCCTGCTGCCAGGAATAAACCGAACTAATGTGTGACAATCACGCCTTATCAAACTAGAGAGGCTTTTATGGGCAACAAAATCGTTACTGAAGCGGACCGCAAGCGCACTCCCCGTCCCATCGCTCCCAAAGGAGTGACGTTCAGGAGCGACGGCGGTGGCCAGCGTGTGAGCAAGGAGCGTGGCTCGCATACCAACAACAAGAAAAGTGCCGGTAAGCGCCACCGCTAGGGCGAATCTCCTGTCAGTTCGCCACCTTGCTTGCTGATAGCCAGCGCGTACTGCTTCGGCAGAGGCGCTGGGCATAATTCGATCCCCCGCACGCGAGGGATGAGCCGGGGCTGTCAGGCACGGAAGATGCAGCAGCCAACGCCCAGGAAATCGCTGGCGATGTACGTTTCCCCCTGCTTGCGGCGCACCACGACACGCAGCGATTTGTGGGCGCGTCGGTTTTTGAGAATCGTGGCAGCGGCGTCTTGACGGGAGATAGGGCGGGCGTTTTTCTCGTCGGCCCACTTAAGCATCATTTGCGGTCTCATCTTCAATTCCTCCAGTGCAGCCCCGCGCGAGGCGGGGCGTAATCAAATGGCTGCGCGGCCGAGGCAGTCGCAGAGGTAGGTTTTCAGCAGTTCCACAGCCTTGGCATCGTCGCGATCCCATAGCGCCCGCAGCATTGCCTGGCGCTGGTCGTTGAGATCGTCGCCTCGCGCTCCAGCCGTGATCGGGTTGACGCGACGTTTTTCCAACTCCTCGATCAGGTCGTCCTCGTCGATGTCGGCCAAGTCGACATCAACGTCGACCTCTACGGTCACTGCCACCATGTCGTTCTCCTAGAAACGCGTTTCGGTAAGCGCTGCGCGCAACGCTGGCCGAACCGTGCTGGTTGGATATGTCCAGCGCCCCGCGAGATACCGCTACGCGTTGGGGCGCTGGTTTGCCGATTTGCGCGGCGCTGCCTGGATGGGCCAGACAGTCGTCTCCCTGGCAACGTCGCCGCCGGGGTGGGGGGCGTGGATTTCTCCATCCCCCTGATAGGACGCTTGCGCACTCAACTGTCTCCAGCCCGCGCCTGCGCTACCCGATCAGGGATTTCGCCGGTTTGTCTCCTACCCCGGCGCAGTGGGTAGCCGTGCACTCACAACGCCCCTGAGGGCATGGCACGGTGTTCATCGGTCATCTTGTTAAAGAGCGGCACTGCAAACGTGTTTTGCTCCGCAGCCCTACTTGCTGGCTTGGCCTAGGCGTTCTCTGCTGCGTTGAAAGAATCTTAGTTGGCTAAGTTGTGGTCTGTCAAGAAAAGCTTAGTCCACTAAGATTTATGGGCGCAAAAAACCGCCTCAACACGCCTGCCCTGTCCGGTTGCATGGGATTGGGCTACCATTGAGAATTATTTTGTTACCTAGGGCTGACTATGAAGCGGGCGATGGCTGTATTGGCGGTGTCGGCGGTGGTGGTAGGTTGCAAGCAAGAGGTCAATGCTCAGGCTCCTGCCCGACCGGTTCCGACAAGTGAGGAACACGCGCCAGCAAAACCCGCGGGCGCTTCAGCACCGGCAGAGCAAGCCGTAGCAGGGCCGGAAGTGGACCCAAAACAGGTGGCTAGGTGTGCGGCCCAAGTGAATAGCGTGACTCGACTCGCTTGTTATGACGCTTTGGCCATGGCGGCCGGACTGGCTCCTCGGTCGGAGCCCGTGGCCGATGCTGCGGCAGGGAAATGGAGGCTGTCAAAAGACATTGACCCCCTGAACGACAAAGCTGTTTTCTTCGCGATGCTCGATGCCGAAACTGGCAAGGGGAAGTATGGCGGTCGCATCGGTCTGATCGTTCGATGCAAAGACAATCGGACCGAGCTCTATATCAACTGGGCTTCTTATTTGGGCGGGGACACAACACTTGTCACCCATCGCGTAGACAAGGAGGAGGCGGTCAGTTCGAGGTGGGGTCTATCTACGGACAGCAAGGCGACCTTCTTTCCTGGGTCGCCTGTCCCAACCCTGAAGCGCTTGGCAGAGAGTACAAGTTTCGTCGCCAACGTCACGCCTTACAACGAGAGCCCTATTACGGCCGTATTCAACACGACTGGTGCAGGTGAAGCCCTGGCGGATCTCCGCAAGGCCTGCAATTGGTGACCAGCCAGCAATGAACGATAGCGTCCTATATGCGGTCCTGCTGTACCTGACGGCCTATGGCTTCATCGTCGTGTGGGCGCTACTGTCATGGCTGGCGTGCGCCTGCCTGTCGGCCTATGTCGCATCCACGAAGGGCCATTCGGCCTTCTGGTGGTTCCTGTGGGGTCTGGTCTTTGGCCCGCTGGGCCTGATCGCGGCTGCGGGCCTGGGTCCAGTGGTGCAGCGGGTGAGGGTAGTGGGGGCGCCAGGCGCTGACCCCTTGCCTACTGCTCCGGCCGCAGCGCCTCGGCGCCAAGAGCCGGTCTTGGGTGGGCCAGGCTGATCGATCGCCCGACACAAACATCACCCCCCTGCGTTGCAAGGGGGCAACTGCCCTTAGGCGCTGGATGGGTTGTGCAGACAAATTCCACTAGGTAACGCGGGCGATTCATTGCGCGCGCGTAGCATTGCTACTGACACAGCGTCAACAAACGTTTAAACTAAGCTTGTTGTGCGAGCCGGGCGGACCTCTCCGCTGGATAGTCAAGTCACAAACGCATCCTGTGGATAACTTCGCGCTCGGAGCGCTTGAGGTCAGTTCCATATGAACCAAAGCGCCCATGTGCACCTTGGTTGTTTCCGCCACAATTTGGCGTTGGTTGCTCGGTAACCGAATCGAGCCAGAAAGGTAGAAAAATCCGTATGTTCGATGAGCAGCGCATAGCGCAGGCCGCCGGCTACTTCCTTCATCAGCGTGGTGGGCGTATGTCCTACTTGAAATTGATGAAGTTGCTCTATCTTGCCGATCGTGAAAGTTTGGCACGGCACGGCTCGTCTATATCTGGGGATGAGTACTTTTCGTTGAACAATGGGCCAGTTCTTTCCCGTACGCTGAATCTCATTAGCGGGATGACTCAGTCTGAAAAGGGAGGCTGGGAAACCTGGGTCTCTGACAAGGATAAGCACGAAGTCAGCCTGGGGCGCCACGTTGAGTCAATTGGAGATTTCGACGAACTCTCGAAAGCCGATATTGAAGTGCTTTCGGCAGTGTGGGCTAAGTTTGGGCACATGACTCGTTGGCAGATACGTGACTTTACTCACGATCAGCGAAATGTCCCGGAATGGGAAAATCCAAACGGCTCAAGAAAACCTATCGCCGTTCGTTCAATTCTTCAGAACGTCGGCCGATCGCCCGAGCAAATTGAAGACGACATTAGGGCGCAATCATCCCGTGATGCGATGGATCAGTTCTTCGACTCGATCCCTGCCTGATGAATGGTTTCGCGGCGGTGAAAAGAGCAACTGTGCTCGTGCCTTCGGGTCCAGCGTACGATCCGGACCGCCTGCATCTTTTTATCCTGCTGACAGATCCTCTCGGAGAATGGGAAGAGGTTCTTATGGTCAGCATATCTTCCATCAAACCCTATGTTAGCTACGACTCGACCTGTATTCTTGAACCAGGCTGTCATGAGTTCGTAGTGAGGCGTTCATGGGTAGATTATTCGACGGCGCGAATTATCGCGAGTCGAAAGCTCCATCGGGGCATCGAAGAAAAGATGATGGAGACAAGGGACGCGGTGGACATAGAAATATTCCACGCGATCTGCAAGGGGCTTATCGAGTCTCCATTTTCCAAGCCGAAGTTTCAACAGTTCTATTTGCGTGCCTGCGAGGCACAGTAAGTCATCTTCGCACCCACTGCGTAGATTCGCCTTCTCGCAGCAAGCCGCCTGCCCACACCACGCGCCCCAAGACGCGCACCACGGCCTCGTCTCCCTCCAGCACGATATCAGGATGTGAGGGGTTAGCTGATCTGGCCACCCACCTGTCAGTACGAGGATCTTTCACCACTGCCTTCACAATCATCTTTCCGTCATAGTTGATGGCATAGATGCTGTTGGGTGTGAGTTCGCGCACGCTAATGAACTCTCCCGGCACGACCAGGACTGCCCAACCATCCTTGATGTGGGGCTCCATGCTGTTGCCCTTGGCGTAGACCACGCGGCCACGGCCACCATCGGCGCCGACTGAGCGCAGGAAAGAGCGACGGAACTGGACGTGCCCAGTCGTCTCCTCGGCGTCATTCTCGATGCCTTCACCTGCCGCCAGCTTCACCTCGCCCAGCTCGGGCACTTTCTCGAATCGATCATTAGCCGCCGGGGGCGCACCTGGCGAGACGTTGGCGACCACGCCGCCGCGGTCCTGCAGGCGCAGGGGCAAATCCCCGGCCGGCGTCGGCTTCCAGCCACCTTCCCAGGGCATCTTCTCGCGCTGCCCTATCGGGAAATCGTCCGGAGCATCATCCAGGTTGACAGTGCTGCCTCGCTTGCCCTGCGGCTTCGGCGCCACAAGCACATCCTGCTCGACCTGGGCGAGGGCAAACGCGATTGCACCCTGCAGCCGCTCCAACTGCGCGGGAGCGAGAGATTCGATTCGTTCTCTGGGGATGGCGGGGAGCGGCCAGGGGGCGGGCGTAACCGATGTCGGGGCAGCCGGCACCTTCGCATCCATCTTGCCGGACCCGTCATAGAGCCACTGGGGGTTGACTCGTAGCAAGGGCGCCACCTTCAGGCAGGCGGCCATGTCCATCCCGTTCGACCCCTTGAACCAGTGTGTCGCGGCACCGGAGGTGGCTCCCGCTGCTTTCCAGAGTTCCGTTTTCGTCAGACGAGCCTCGCCGGAGTCGGCGCGGCGGTCCGACTCTCGCTGGTAGGCGAGTTGAATGCGTTCCTGAAAGGTCATCTTAGGATGCTAAACAATAATTATCTTAGGTGGCTTGCATTTATAATCTTAGGCATCTAAGATTCGAGCATGAGCACACGAAACCTTGACTCCGAATTGATCGACTCCCTAGGCGGAACCGCCCAAGTGGCTCAGCTCTGCGAGGTGACCACGGGGGCGGTTTCTCAATGGAGAACCAACGGTATCCCCAAAGCTTGGCTGAAGTTCTTCGCGGCGCATAAGCCGGAAATCTACAAGCTGTGGGAGGCGACCAGGCCTGAAGCCGATCGATCCCAGGAGCCCGCCCATGCGTGACCCCAACGACAACCGCGACCACCGCATCCCGATTGGGCCGACTGACGTGTAGGCCATCAGTGCATGGTCGCCGAGGGTTCGCGATCCAGAAACGCGTTTGCTTCTTCGGGGGTGAGCGCGTCGTTTTCGGCGCATAGCCGGCGGAAGACAGCCATGACGGCAGCGCGGGAGGGGTTGGGCAGCACGATGGCTGCGACCTCTTCGGCGAGTTGAAGCAGGGCAATGGTTTCAGCGTGATCGTCCATGGCGAGATTGTGAGCGGGGGCGAGTAGGCCGCCCATCCGTGAAAACCGAAACAGGCTGCATTGTGCGTACCGGCTGCCCGTGCCGATACGCTGAAATTTGAGGGAATCCAGCGTAATGACCTGCCACTACACGATGACCTACTGGCGCGACGCGCTCTACAACGCGGTGCGCGCTGCTGACGGTGGCATTGAGGCCGCGGCGCAGTTTCTGACGACCAGGCGCGACACGTCGATCCACCCGGAGTCCCTGCGCCGCAAGCTGCAGGGTCGTGACACGCTCGATGTGGACATGGCCGTGTTGCTGGCCGAGTTCGTGGAGAAGGATGCCGCAGCCGCGGCCCGCTCCAACGACTGGTTGCTGGCCCTGTGTGCCCAGGAAGGGCTGCACGTCGATGATGTTCCGCCGCCGCCGGAAGGGGGGTGGGCCTGTGAGGTCAGCGCGCTGCAGTCCAAGTTCATGACGATCAGTTCCAAGATCGGAAAGATCGCCGCCGTGACCGCCCAGACGACGCAGGACGGGCGCATTGAGCAGGAAGAGGCCGACGAGCTGGTGCCGCTGCTGCGGGCCGCCCGCGTGATCCTGCACCGCATGGAGCGCAACGTGTTGCGCGCGGTGAAGACCGGGGGCGCGCAATGAGCTGGGGCATGGAGCGGCGTTCGTCGCTGAAGACCAAGACGCCCATGAAGCGCGGCGGCTGGCTGCGCGCGAAGCCCGGCAAGCCGAAAGGACCGGGCCTTGCCCAGCGGCTGGCCGATGTCCTGGGCGTGGCGATCGACCACAAGCCGAAGGGGCCGACCGTTTACCGCAGCCGCCAGCACCGCCAGAACGTGGCCGAGCTGTCCTGCGTGCAGTGTGGCAAGCAGCAGCGCAGCCAGTGCGCGCATTTGAACCTTCTGGCGGTAGGGAAGGGCAAGGGCTTGAAGGTGAGCGATGCCCTGACCGTTCCGCTGTGCGCCGATGGCCTGGCGTTCCGTGGCTGCCATTCCAAGCTGGACCAGGGCGGGGTCTACGACAAGCCCACGTCCGCATCGCTGCAAATCCTATGGCTGCAGCAGACCCGTACCGAACTTCAACGCCTGGGCCAATGGCCTGAGGCAGCCGAGGCCGATTTTGTCCGGCACATCGGCGCATACCTTGCGAGGGGCGCATGAAACTCTATCTCGCCGGTCCGATGACCGGTCACCCCGATCTCAATTTCCCCGCGTTCCATGAAATGGCGGCGCGCCTTCGCGGCCTGGGGCACGAGATCATCAACCCCGCAGAGATCAACACGAACCCCGGCGCCGCCTGGACGGACTGCATGCGCGCTGACATCGCACAGCTGGTGACCTGCGAGGGCGTGGTGACTCTGCCGGGCTGGGAGCGCTCGCGCGGCGCGCGTATCGAGGTGATGCTGGCCGGCGAGTTGGGCATGTCGGTGCTGGACGCCGCTCGCCTGGTCGGGGATGTGGTGCCGCGCGCGCCGGCCGAGGTGCTGGCATGAGCGTCAAGTGCATGAACGCCGTCTTTGAACGGTATCCCAACGGGGGCGGCGAGATGATCCTGGCCTTGTCCCTGGCCGATCACGCCCACGACGATGGCACCCACATTTTCCCCAAGGTGGGCACCCTGGCCGCGAAGACGCGCCAGTCTGACCGGACGGTGCAGTACCAGCTGCGCAAGATGCAAGAGGCCGGATGGCTGATCCTGGTGAACGCGGGCAACGGGGGGCGCGGCGTGCCCAGCGAATACCGCATCAGCCCGGACTGGCTGAATGGTCACGATCTGCCCGAAAAAAAGGGTGCAAATTCTGCACCCAAAGAAAACGGCGCAAATTCTGCACCCATTGAAAAGGGTGCAAGTGACGACCAAAAGGGTGCAAACGGCGGTATGAAAGGGTGCAAACCGGCGTATGAAAGGGTGCAACAGCTATTGCACCCGCATACAACCGTCATTAACCATCAAGAACCATCAACAACCACCAAGGCGCGCAAGCGCGCTCCTGGTTTCGATGCATCAGCCATCGATCTGCCGGACTGGATGGACGATGAAGACCGCGACGCGTGGGGACGCTGGGTCGCCCACCGAAAAGCCCTCCGGAAGCCCCTGACCGAGGAAGCGGCAGATCAGCAACTGGCGTCGATGGAGGAATGGCGGAAACAGGGCTGGAAACCGAAACGCGTTTTGGAGCACAACCTCAACGGCGGCTGGCAAGGCCTGTTCTGCCCGAAGGGGGACCCGGCGGGGGCGCACTCGCAGAAACCCGGAAAGTTCAACCCGTCGGCCTACGTGAACCGTGGCCGCATTCGCAGGAGCGACGGCCATGAGCCTGATTGCATCGACGTCTAGCATGGCCCCGTGGCTGTCGCCGCACCCCAAGCTCGAAGGCATCAGCCTCATGGGCCACCTGTACAACCGCCTGGATGGCATGTACCCGAATCGCTGGCGCGCTGCGTTCGCAGATGGGCAGGACGCCATTGATGCATGGACGGAGTCCTGGGCCGAGGCGTTCGCCGACGAGGGCCTTGTGCCGCAGGACATCGCCACCGGACTGCGGAACTGCCGTCGCATGTTCGACTGGCCACCGTCGCTGGCCGAGTTCGTCCGGGCATGCCGCCCGCACCTGGCGCCCGAAAACGCGTTTCAAGAAGCCGTGCGCGGCATGCTGGACCGGTCGCGAGGCGAGAAAGGGCAGTGGAGTCACCCGGCTATTTTCTGGGCGGCCGTCCGGGTGGGGCAGCACGACATCATGCACTTGGGCTATGCCGTGATGAAAACGCGTTGGGAGGCAGCGCTGCGCGACATCCTGCATCAGGGCCAATGGAAAGACATTCCCGAGGTGTCGATGGCATTGCCCGCGCCCGGCAACACCCAGGCCGATCGCGACGCAGCCGCCAAGCAGATGCGCGAACTGGGCGCAGGGGCGGCGCTGGATCAGACGGGGCGTGACCCGCGCCGGTGGATCGCCAAAGTGCAGCAGCGTTGCGCCGACGGCCGCAAGCCGAGCCCGACCGTCCTGGCAATGCTGCAACGGGCCACCGGGGGCGCAGCATGAGGGGAATGCAAGCGCTCGGCCGCCTCAAGGTCGGGGCCATGAACAAGACCGAGCAGGCCTACGCCAAGCACCTGTCTGACCTGCAGGCTGTGGGCGGCATCCTCTGGCACAAGTTCGAAGGCATGAAGCTGCGGCTGGCCGACAACACGTTTTACACCCCTGACTTCGCGGTGATGCTGCCGTGCGGCCAGATCGAACTCCATGAGATCAAGGGGTTCTGGCAGGACGACGCCAGGGTCAAGATCAAGGTGGCCGCTGACATGTACCCCTTCCGGTTCCTGGCCCTCAAGCCGCGGCCCAAGAAGGATGGGGGCGGCTGGGCGGTCGAGGAGTTCTGACAGTGGACAGGGGTGAACTGACCGCGGACGACCTGCTGTGGAACTGGGCGCGCTGGACGTGGTCCGGCGCTGCCGTCGGCAACATGGCGCCGGTCCTGCATGACGATGATGCAGGCAAGGCGGAGATATGCCAATCGCATGCCCATGCCGTGGAACGATTGCACGCGCTGCTGCCTTGGCACGAACGCATGGTGATCATTGCCGAGTACCCGCAGAGGAACGCGAGATTCGAGGGCAAGGCAACAGCGGCGCGGCGGCAGGCGGCGCGAGCCTGGATATTCGACACGACCGGTGTGCATCTGAGCGACACCGACTACAAGCTGTACCTGGGCCTATTCAAGATCGAAGTGGAAAGGAAGGTTCGATGAAGTACGTCGCTGAAGTGATAGACCTGCTGGCGGCCTACCCCGGCAAGACGTTCAAGACCGGGGACATCATCAGGCACGCCACAGGCGGGAAGGAGTTACCGAAGCCCGTGCGAGGTGCTGCGCGCCAGGCGGTGTTGCGTGCCGTGAACGCGTTGATTGAATCGGGGAACGTGTCCCGATTGCCGAGCGCCCCGAACGTCGGTCGCTACACCTGGAAAAATGCGACATGCAGTTCGGATGAAGTGCGACAAGTAATGCGACAATAGGGCCTCCACAGTTGCGTCCACACGAAACGCAACGCCAAGCCCGCCGGTGATCCGCGCGGGCTTTTTCGTTTCTGCGGGGTAGCGCAGTGGTCAGCGCGCTGGGTTCATAACCCAGAGGTCGGCGGTTCGAGTCCGTCTCCCGCATCCAATCAAGGCAAGACATGGCCAGCCGCCCGCCGACGCTCAAGCGCAAGGTGCTGACGGCCAGGCATGAGCCCGAACCCGTTGCATACGGCCAGGGCCGCGGGGGCAGGCCATGGCGCCGGCTGCGCGATCAGATACTGAAACGCGATGGCTACCTGTGCCAATGCGTGGCATGCAAGGCTCGCCCTGTTCCACGCGTCGCGCATGAGGTGGACCACGTCAGGCCGGTAGCCGAGGGCGGCACCGATGATCCGGTAAACCTGCAGGCCATCAACCGAGATTGCCACAAGGCCAAAACCCAGGCCGAGGCGCTGAGAGGCAGAAAGCGATGAGGATCGGAGGTCAGAGTTACCCCGGCTTCCGGGCTGTGCGGATACCAGCTACCGAGTTCTGGAACCCACTGCCCAGCCGCGAGGGCGAGCGCGTGGTGTGGCCAGACGGCAGGGTGAGATCCTTCCCGCCTCCGGGCGCGGACACCGTGACGGTGCTGCGGCGCGCAGGAAAGGGGAGGGGTGGGCCGAAAGCCTGAGCCGAAACGACGGACACCCGCCGCTCAGACTTTTTTTTTCGCCGTCACTTGAGAAAAAACGGCTTTTTTAGGATGTAATCCATGGCGAACCCGCGAAAGCCTGCCGCCCTGAAGCTGGTGGCTGGAACGGATCGCCCCGACCGCAAAGGGGCCGATCCGATCGACCTGCCCTTGGTGTCGGAAGTACCGCTGCCGCCCGACTGGCTACCGAACCAGCACGCAAAAACGGAGTGGGATCGGCTGGCCCGAATCCTGCATGCCAATCGGCTGCTGACTGAAGCGAGCCTCACATCGTTGGCGCACCTCTGTGCGTTGGATGGGAAGATCAAGCAGCTGTACACCGCTGGTGAAACACCCACGGCAAGCATGGTGGCTCAGCTCCGGGCTTATCAATCGGAGTTCGGTTTGACGCCGGTGGCGCAGGGAAAGGTGAAACCCGCCGAGCGTGAGGCGAACGGCAATCAGTTTGCAGGCAATGGCCGACGCCGCGCATCGTGATTTCGTTTCCGTCGCGGTTCAGTATGCCAAGGGCGCGGTAGCAGACAGAGGGAGAAAGAAGCACGGTCGGTGGATACGGCTGGCGGCCCAGCGATTCCTGGATGACCTGAGACGCGCGAAGAAGCGCGGTTCACCGTTCATCTTCGACGACTGGCACGCGAACGACGCCTGCGACTTCATCGAGAAGCTGCCCCACGTCGAGGGCAAATGGGACAAGCCGACGATCGTCATGCACCCGTCCCACGTGTTCTTCGTGGTGCAGCTGTTCGGATTCCGCAAGCGCGAGTCGATCCATGTGGAGGGCTGGGGCGACGACGACCTCTTTCACCCTCGCCGCTTCACCTCGGCGCTGTTCGCGGTGGCGCGGAAAAACGCGAAGAGCACGCTGGCCTCTGCCATCCTGTTGTACTGCCTGTGCTGCGAGCCCGAGGAAGGAGCGCAGGTCATCAGCGCGGCTACGACGTTCGACCAGGCGTCGATCATCTTCCGCGCATCCAAGCGGATGGTGGAGAAAACGCCGGACCTCGCCGAGGCGTTCGGCCTGCAGACCTGGGCGAAGGCGATCAGCCGCATCGAAACGGGCAGCAGCTACAAGGCGCTTCACGCGAAGGCATCGACGCAGGACGGCCTGAATCCATCGCACACTGGACTGGACGAGATACACGCGCACAAAACGCCGGACCTGCTGAACGTGCTGCAGTCGGCGGCCGGTGCGCGAGCAAACCCGCTGTGGTTATTCACGACGACGGAGGGCTACACGAACGCGGGGCCGTGGGCTGAGATTCGGGCCTTTGTCTTCGCTCTGCTCCGCGGCCTGCTGGGCAACCAGGCGGATCACTTCCTGGCGTTGTTCTACGCCCTCGATAACGAGGACAAGTCCGCCAAGATCACGCAGGACGACGAGTTCGACGAATCGAAGTGGATCAAGGCCAATCCGCTGTTGGACGTGAATCCACATTTGCTGTCGGCGATACGCAAGGAAGCGGTCGAGGCCAAGCAGATGCCGTCGAAGCTGGCCGAGTTCCGCATCAAGCGCTGCAATCGGCCTGCTTCGACTGCCAGCGGCTGGGTGGATCTCACGAAGTGGGCGAAGTGCGGCGGCGAGGTTGATCTGGAATGGCTACAGGACTACCCCTGCTGGGGCGGACTGGACCTGGCCAGCACCACCGACATCGCGGCTTTCCGGCTGGTCTGGCTGGTGGACGGAATTTGGTACACGCACGGCTGGCGCTGGGTGCCGGCCGATGCCGTATCCCAGCGCACCGAGCGTGCCACTGTCCCTTACGCGGGATGGGTGGAGCAAGGGCTGCTGATCCAGACCGAGGGCAACGTCACCGATTACGCGGTGATTGAGCGCACGGTGCTGGAGGCGGTCGAGAGGTTCCAGGTCGAGATGATTGCCTATGACGACTGGAACGCCGCCGACCTGGTGAGCCGACTGGTGGCGGGCCAGGTTCCGATGGTGCAGTTCGTTCAGGGGACCAAGAGCTATCACCCTGCCATGCAGGCGCTGGAGCGGGCCTATGTGGCTGGCAATCTCGCGCATGGCGGCGACGCGGTGCTGGCCTGGTGTGCCAGCAACTTGGTAGCGCGCCGGGATGTGAATCTGAGCATGGCGCCCGACCGGAAACGCTCGGCGGACAAGATTGACGACATGGCGGCGCTGCTGATGGCCATTGGCCTAGCAGTAGCCACGGATGAGGGGGAAGACCTCTCGGACTTCTTCAAGAACGCGGTGATCGGATGAAACAGAAAGCGCAGAAGGTCGGCCGGCTCCGCGCGGCGGTGCTGGGCTGGCTCGGCGCGCCGTTTGGACTCACCGATGTTGATGCCTGGGCGCGCCTGGGCGCGAGCAGTACGGCTGGCGTCAATGTGAACGACCAGAACGTCCTGCAGTTGTCGGCGGTCTGGGCATGCGCACGGCTGATCTCGGAAACCATCGGCACGCTGCCGCTGGGCATGCACGAGAGGACCAGCTCGGGCAAGCGCCCGGCACCGCAGCATGGGTTGCACTTCATCATCGGCACACAGCCGAATCCAGACACGGTCTCGTCGGTGTTCTGGGAGGCCGTGGCGGCAGCCATGCTTCTGCGCGGCAATGCGAGGTGCGAAAAGCTGATGGTCGGCGAGAGGGTGGTTGGGCTGCAGTTTCTCGCTCCATCCCGGCTGTCGATTTCGCGCAAGGGCGATGGCACGAAGGAGTACCGCTACACCGAAGAGAACGGCCGGCAGCGCATCATTCCCGCGTCGCGGATCTGGACCATCCCCGGATGGTCGCTGGATGGCAAGACCGGGGTGTCTGTCATCCACTACGGGGCGCAGGTGTTCGGCGCGGCCTTGGCGACGGACGAGGCGGCCGCCGGCGTCTTCAAGCGTGGGCTCATGCCTACGACGTGGTTCAAGTATCCGAAGGTGATGAAGCCCGACCAGCGCGAGGAAGCGCGTGATCTGATCGAGAATCGTCTTTCTGGCGCCGTCAACGCGGGTCGTCCCGCCATCCTCGAAGCCGACATGGAAGTCGGCACGCTGGGCATCAACCCTATTGACGCCCAACTTCTGCAATCCCGCGGGTTCAGCATCGAGGAAATCTGCCGCTGGTTCAGGGTTCCGCCTTGGATGGTGGGGCACACCGAGAAATCCACCAGCTGGGGCACTGGCATCGAACAGCAGATGATCGGTTTCCTGGTGTTCACGCTGGGGCCCTGGCTCAAGCGCATCGAGCAGTCCATCGTGAAGGATCTGCTGATGCCCGCCGAGCGCGCACGCTTCTATCCGAAGTTCGCCGTTGAGGGCCTGCTGCGCGCTGACAGCGCCGCGCGCGCCGCCTTCTACAGCGTGATGGTGAACAACGGCATCCTGACCCGCGACGAAGTGCGCGAATTGGAAGACCGTGCCCCGATGGGTGGCAACGCCGCGGTGCTTACCGTGCAAACCGCGCTCGCCCCGCTCGATAGCCTGGGCAGCAACACAGCAGACCAGCAGGCGCGCAACGCGATGGCCAACTGGCTGAAAGACATGATGGCCTCAACGGCCGATACCTGAGGTACTTCCCCATGAGCAAGAAGAACTTGCCGGCCGCACCGGCGGGCCGCCCCTGCGCGGCCGTGTCGTCCTACATGGCGCCGCGCGCGCTGGAACGCTGGGACGCTGGTGTGCGCGCCGCCGTCGAGGACGACGCCGAGCGAACCATCAGCGTCTATGACGTGATCGGGTACGACTGGTGGACCGGGGAGGGCGTGACGGCCAAGCGCATCGCCAGCGCCCTGCGCAGCATGGGGGCAGGCCCGGTGACCGTCAACGTCAACAGCCCCGGCGGCGACATGTTCGAAGGGCTCGCTATTTACAACCTGCTGCGCGAGCACCAGGGAGAGGTGACGGTGAAGGTCCTTGGACTGGCTGCCAGCGCCGCCTCGATCATTGCCATGGCAGGCGACACGGTCCAGATCGCGCGCGCTGGCTTCCTGATGATCCACAACTGCTGGGTGATCGCCCAGGGCAACCGCCACGACTTGCGCGAGTTCGCCGACACCATGGAGCCCTTCGACGCGGCCATGGCCGACATATACGTGGCGCGCAGCGGACAGGAATTGGCCGAGGTGCAGCGGCAGATGGATGGTGAAACGTGGATCGGTGGCAGCCAGGCCATCGACCAGGGCTACGCCGACGAGTTGCTGCCCTCGGACCAGGTCGGCAAGGGCACCAGCAGCACCTCGGCCAGCGCTGTGCGCCGAATTGAATCGGCGATGCGGGCTTCGGGCCTGCCCCGCAGCGAGGCTCAGCGCCTGATTTCTGAATTCAAGTCCAGCCTGAGCGATTCGGCTGGCAGCGGTGTGCGTGATGCCACCGGACGCGGCACGGGCCACCCGGCTGCCTTCAGCACCACGGCCGATCTGGCCGCATCCCTCACCACGATCCTCAAGTAAGGAACACATTATGAATCCGGAACAACAGATCGAACAGATCAACGCCAGCCTGAAAACCGTCAGCGACCAGTTGAAGGACATGGCCGAGAAGGCCAACGCGCGCGGCACGCTGGACCAACAACTGCGCGCCGACATCGACAAGACCCTGACCACGCAGGGCGAGCTGCAGGCCCGCCTGGCCACCGCCGAGCAACTGCTGGCGAAGGTCCAGAACGGCGGTGGCGACGGCGCTCGCCCGAAGTCGATGGGCGAGCAGTTCACCGAGCGTGAGGACTACTCCGCCTTCGCCTCCAACCCGCGCGGCAAGTTCCGTGCGCCGGTCAGCGCCGAGATCGCGACCACCTCCGCGGGCGACCTGGTCGTTCCCCAGCGCGTGCCCGGCATCGTCGCGCCGCCCAACCAGCAATTGCGCGTGCGTGATCTGCTGACCTGGGGGCGCACGTCGTCCAACGCGGTGGAGTTCGTGCGGGAAACCGGCTTCACCAACAACGCCGCGCCGGTGGCCGAAAGCGCGCTCAAGCCCGAGTCGGACCTGACGTTCGAAGATGCGTCGGCGCCCGTGGCCACCATCGCGCACTGGATTCGCGCGACGAAGCAGATCTTGGCCGATGTGCCGATGCTGCAGTCGTACATCGACGGGCGCCTGCGCTACGGCCTGAAGCTGGTCGAAGACCGCCAACTGCTCAAGGGCAGCGGCGTGGGCCTGAACATCGACGGCATCTACACGCAGGCCGTCGACTACGCCAACCCCGGCGTGGTGGTGCAAGCCGAGAACCGCCTGGATCGCCTGCGCCTCGCCCTGCTGCAGGCCGAACTGGCCGAATACCCGGCGGATGGCATCGTTCTGTCGCCCATCGACTGGACGGCTATCGAGCTGCTGAAGGACACGACCAACGGCTACCTGTTCGCCAACCCGCGTTTCGTCACCCAGGCGGGCCTGTGGGGTCGCTCGATCGTCACGACCACCGCGATGGATGCGGGCGACTTCCTGGTCGGCGCCTTCGCGATGGGGGCGCAGGGCTGGGACCGCGAGGACGTGAACCTGACTGTGTCGCTGGAGGACCGCGACAACGTCATCACCAACCGCGTGACGCTGCTGGTCGAAGAGCGGGTGGCGCTGACCGTCTTCCGTCCCGAGGCGTTCGTCAAGGGCGAATTCGCGGGTCTGGATGCCCCGGCCGGCGGTTGATGTAAATGGGGGCGGCGCTTTACGGCTGCCCCACTTATCAGGAGATCAACATGGAAGTGAAAGCAATCTTGCCGTTCGAGCACATGGGCACGCGGCGCCGTGGTGATGTGTTCGAAGTATCCGAGCGAGTCGGTGAGCGCCTGGTTCAGAAGGGCTTGGCGAAGCTCGTCTCGCCCACGGTCGACCCCGCACCGGTTGACCCGGCGGCTGATGCGCCTGTCGATGGCAAGCCGAAGGCGAGCCCGCGTCGAACCCGCGTCCAGCAGGGCTGACCATGTCCGTGATCAGCCTCGAAACCGCGAAGCGGTTCCTGGACGTCATCCACGCCGCCGACGATGCGAAGCTGCAGATGTTGCTGGACGGCGCCGAGGACGAGGCGGTGCAGTACATGAACCGGGGGCTGCTGGAGCCAGTTCCGGCAGCGATCCTGGTTGATGGTGCGTTGCTGGTAGCTGAGCCGCTTGACGCCCCGCCCGACAGCATGGTTCTGGGTGTGATGCTGCTACTCCAGGCCTCCTACCAGGCGAGCCCCGAGGACATTCCTAAGCTGCGCGCGGCCGCGGAAGTGAAGCTTGCACCTCACCGCATCGGATGGGGGGCGTGATGCTGGCACACCGACTACGCCACCGGGTGACATTCGAGGTGAAGGGTGATCCCGTGCGCGACGGGAACGGCTACATCGTTCCCGGCAGCGGCGGCTGGCAGATCGTGGTCCTGGGCGACGGGTTGCGGCTCGAAGACGTGCCCGCCGAGGTGCTGACCGGCGCCGGACGTGAGTTTCAGGGCGGCAACGCGACGCAGGCGGAGGTCAGCGCGCGGGTGAACCTGCGCTGGTTTCCAGTGAGCCCTACCGTGTTGGCGTCTTGGCGCCTGCGCTGGGACGGGCAGGTCTTCAATATCCAGTCCGCCGAGACGGACGCCACGGCGCGCCGCGAATGGCGCCTGCGCTGTGTGGACGGGCCGAGCGAGGGACAGTGACGATGACCATACCCTTCACCAAGGCACCGCCGCTCCCGCCGCGCTGGTCGGGCTCGGCGCCCAGCCAACTTGACCGCATCGAGGCCACCCAGGCGCGTATGGAAGGAAAGCTGGACGCGCTGCTGGATGCGCTCGCCGGCGACGGTGATCAGGATGATCCACCGACGATGACTCTGGACGGAGATCTGGCGGGCGAGGCCAGGCCGGAAGGAGAACCGCTGTGAAGGTCGAAATGAAGCTGAGCGGCGTCGATGATGTGATGCGCACGCTCCAGTCGCTGCCGGCCGAGATTGTGTCCAAGCGCGGCGGCCCGGTGAAAACGGCCCTGGCGCGCGGCGCACGTTATCTGCGAGACAGGGCAAAGGAAAACCTGCAGGCCTCGATCGCGCAGAACGGAGACGAGTCCACCGGTCTGCTGCTGCAGAACGTGATCGCCAGCCGCGGCAAACCACCCATCGGCAGCAAGGGCGAGCGCTATCTGGTGCGCGTGCGTCGCAAGACATACGCGCGCAAGGGCAAGGAGCCCGTGACCACGCGCAAGACGGCCGCGCTGATGGAGTACGGATCCAGTCATCAGCCTGCGAGGCCCTGGCTGCGACCCGCTGTGCAGCAGCATGGCCAGCGCGTTATCGAGATGGTGAGCGCCGACGTGGTGCGCCAGATCGACAGGGTGGCAGCCAAGGCCAAGCGTGAGGGGAAGCTGTGATGCTGGCGCCCGTTTTCAAGACCCTCAACACGCCGGCGGTGCGGGGCCTGGTCGGCACTGAGCCGAGAATTTACGGATCGGGCATGGCGCCGCAGGGCACTCCCACGCCGTACATCACCTGGTTCACGGTTGCCGGGCAGCCCTACGACCAGCTGAGCGGGCCGCCAGACGGCGACAACGACACGGTGCAGGTCGACTGCTGGGCAGGCCCTGACGACGACCAGGAGGCGACCTGTATATCGCTGGCGCGCGCGGTGCGCGATGCCCTGGACGCGGCCGGTATCGCCAACCGCACCATCGTTCACACCCGCGAGACGGACACCAAGCTGTTTCACATAGGCCTACAGGCCGACTTCATCAGGGGCCGGTAGGCCGTCTGTATTGCAACCCCATCTGCCCGCCTTGAGCGGGCATTTTTATTGCGAGGTCATCATGACTGCTGGCGTTATCAAAACCCAGGGCACTCACCTGTTCCTGCTCAACACTTTGGCCACACCTGACCCGGTCATCCTCAAGATGGCCTGCCCGACGGGCATCACCGGCTTGGGCGCGGGCACCAAGTCGCAGATCGATGTCACCTGCCTGGACGCCACCGAGGACCAGGAGTTCATCCCGGGGCTGGGTGCGCCGGGTCAGGTGTCGGTCCCCTTCAACTTCATACCGACGGCGGAGTCGCACCAGGGCATCCTCACGACGCTCAAGGAATCGGGTGCCGTCCTGGAATGGATCGTCGGTTTCTCCGACGGCACCGCGGCACCCACCATCGTCGACGATGCCATGGTGTGGCCGACCGCCCGCACGGCTGCTCGCATCCAGGCGTACATCGCCGAGGTGACGATCGATGCCGCCACCAACGACCGTGTCACCGGAACCCTGACGCTGCAGCGTTCGGGCAAGGTCGACTGGAACTTCAAGCCGGCGGCTTAAGGGGGCAGGATGGATAAGCAACAACTGCCCGACGCGTTGTTCGTCAACGACGAGATCGTGGCGCGCGAGGTCGAACTGGGTGACAGCAAGAAGCACACGCTGCACTTCAAGGCGATCAGCCACGTCGAGTTCAACAGGTGGGTCGCCGCGCTGACGTCCCCTGATGAAGGCGTGCGGGATCGGGCGCACAGCCGTCTGCTGGTCGCCAGCATGGTGACGGCCGACGGCAAGCCGGCGCTCGACATGGAGCAGGCCAATCGCATCAGGCCCAAGGTGCTGCGCAAGCTGTCGGACGTGATCGCCGACATCAACGATTTCGCGGATCTGCGGGGAAAAGGCTGACGGGCGAGGTCCGCTTCTGGCACATCCTGGCCCTGGGCCTGGGGCGGACCATAGGGGAACTGCAATCGAGCATGACAGAGGTGGAGTTCCGATCCTGGCAGCAGTTCTACCAGGAGACGCCATTCGACGATATGCACCGCTACCACCGCCCGGCAGCGATGCTGGCGCAGGTGCAGATCGGCGGCGACTACCCGGCACGGCTGGATTGGCTGGTAGGCGGCATGGGCCTGCGGCAGGACGAAGACCAAACGCCGTTGCTCTCGGATCAGTTCTCTGAAGCGGACCTCAAGACGTTCGCCGCCCTTGGAATGAAGCCCTCTCGGGCATAGGTACACATCATGGCAACTGCTGGATCAATCGTTGTCGATCTGCTGGCTCGCACCGGCAGCTTCGAGACGGACATGGACCGTGCTGCGCGGGCGTCTCGCCGTGCCGGTCGCGAGATCGAGCAGAGCGCCGAGCAGGTGGGCTCGTCCTGGACGCGCGCCTCGGCGCTCATGGGGGCGGCATTCGCAGGGATATCGGTCGGCACGGCGTTGACCGCGTTCGTGCAGAACACGATCAATGCGCAGAACGAGCAGGCGCAACTGGCCGCGGTGCTTGAGTCGACGGGCCGCGCGGCGTCCATGAGCGCGGACAGCCTGAACGCCATGGCCGATGCCATCGAGTCGGCCAGCACGTTCTCGGCCGGCGAGGTGACCGAGGCGCAGGTTGCCTTGCTGGCATTTACCGGCATTGCGGGCCAGGAGTTCCCGCGCGCCATGCAGGCAGCTGCCGATATGGCGGCGCGCACCGGCATGACCGTGCGTGCCGCTGCCGAGACAATCGGGCGGGCGTTGGATATCCCTTCGGAGGGCTTGGCCGCGCTGTCTCGACAGGGATTTCGGTTCACCGACGAGCAGAAGAAGCTGGCTGAGCGCTTGGAAGCCACCGGCCGCACTGCTGAAGCGCAGGCCATTATCCTCAAGGCCTTGGAGGAAAGCTACGGGGGCGCCGCCGCTGCAGCACGGGACACGTTGGGCGGATCGCTGGCCGGCTTGCGCAACACGGTATCAGCGCTGCTGACGGATGAGAGTGGCAGTCTCACTGGCTTGCGGTGGGCCATCGAGGCTGTGAACGACGCGCTGGGTTCCGATGCGGCAAGGGATGGCTTGAACGCCCTGACGGTCGGGGCTGGTGCCCTGGCCGTGGTGCTGGGAACCAGGCTGACCGCTGCCGCGCTATCCTCGGCGGGCGCGTTCGCTGTCGCTCAGGTTGAGGCAGCACGCTACCAGGCTACGCTGGCACGCATGGCGGGCGTGAGCGCGCCGGCGGCCGCCGGGCTGGCGGGCCTCGGTGCTGTCGCTCGCGCGTCCAGCGCAGCTCTTGCGCTGGTCGGCGGGCCGGTGGGAGCCGTCACGCTCGCGCTGGTGGGTGCCGCGTATGCCTGGAACCAGTATGGTCGAGACGCGCGTGATTCGGCTTCGGCAGGAGCGCGGGCGGTCGCCGACACCAAACGCGGCATCGACGAGTTGGTGGCATCGTTCCAGCAGCTTAACCAGTTGCAGCGCGAACAGGTCATCACCATCAAGACGGAGGATCTTGATGCTGCCCTGAAGGAAACTCGATCGGCCATTGCGGACCTGGGTGATGCTTTCAGCCCTTCGCTGTCCCAGGGTACGCGTGCCGCAGCCCAGTTCCGTTCGGAGTTCTCTGCTGAGGTGCGGGGAATTGTGCAGGACACGGCGCTGTCGTCCAACGAAATGGCTGCGGCGCTGTCGGGGCTGATAGACACCTACATACAGTCAGGACGCGCAAGCGAGCAAGGTCGCGTCAAGTTGACCGAACTCGCCCAGAAAATTGTCGAGTCTGCGGGCAACGCATCGCAGTTGTCGCGCGAGATAGAAGTGCTGGTGGAGGCCCAGCGCGGTCTGGCGGCATCTGCAGAGGCAGCATCTGGCGCGCAGGGTGGCGTGGCCGAATCCATCGTTCGGACCAGCAAGGCTGCGGCCTCTTATCTGGAGAACCTGCAAAAGCAGGCGGTCGTCGCAGGCAAGCTGACCGAGTCGGCCAAATTGGACGCCCAGATAGATGCGGGGCTCTTCACGTTCAGCGAAGAGGACCTGAAGTCCGCGCGTGAGTACGCGAAGACCATCGATACCGCCGACAAGGCGAAAAAGGCGTTGAAGGAGTCCACCTCAAAGGCCAACAACGAGTTGGTCAGCATGGTGAAGGCCTTAGAACTCCAGAAGGCCACGCTGGGCATGACGGAGGAAGCGGCGGGCCGGTATCGCATCGAGGTGGCGACTGGGACGGGCGCAGCGCGCAAGAAAGCCTTGGCCCTGTACGACGAAGTGGCCGCGTACAAGCGCCTGCAAGAGGCGATCCAGCAGACCATCTACGTTCAATCAGTGCAGCGCGAGATCGATCTTTACCGCGATGAGCGCAACATCGATGTGGCGGGGGTGGGGCTGTCGGATCGGCAGCGCGAGCTGATGGAGCAGGAGGTGGCTATCCGGCAGCAATACGCCGAGCGCCGCCGCAAGTTGGAGGAAGACCAGCAGGTCGAATCCACGCGCCTGGCCAAGACGGCCTACGAAGAGCGCATCGCGGCGCTGAAGTCGGCCGAGGACCAGCAGGTCGAGATCCTGCTCGCATCCTCGATCCGCAAGCGGGAGGCGGAGTCATCGTGGCAACTCGGGGTGGCCCGTGGGCTGGGCAATTATGCCGACAGCGCGATGAATGTGGCCTCGTCTATCGAGGGCGCAGTGACAAACGCGTTTTCCGGCATGGAAGACGCGCTGACCGGGTTCGTGCGCAACGGCAAGCTGAACTTCAAGGATCTGGCCGACAGCATCATTTCCGACATGGTCCGGATTGCTGTCCAGCAAAGCATCACAGGGCCGCTGGCTGGCGCCTTGGGCAACGCCCTGGGCAGCTGGATGGGCAGCAGTTCCACCGTGTCAGGCTCAAGCCTGCAGGGCATCGGGGGAACCGGTGGCGGGCTCCTTGACAACATTCAGTTCGACAGCGGCGGCTACACCGGTGACGGTGGACGCTATGAGCCGGCGGGCATAGTTCACCGCGGCGAAGGCGTACTGAATCAGGATGAAATCCGCGCTCTGGGCGGAGAACGGGGCTTCAACGCCTTGCGTCGCGCCATCCGTACCGGACATGCGGCGGGCGGCATCGCGGGTTCGCCTTCGCTGCCGCCGCCGGTGGGCCGCACGCAGGCTGGCGGGGATTTGCGGGTGGAGGTCATCAACAACGGAACCCCCCAGCAAGTAACTGGTGCTGAGCGCGGTTTCGATGCGAAGGGCGAGATCATACGAATTGTGGTTTCTGATCTGAAGAAAAATGGGCAGACGGCGCAGGCGGTCAAAGGCCTGGTGGGGGCGTGATGGCGGACTTTCCCGAGTATGCGTGCATCCTGCTCCAGGGCTACACCGAGACGCCCGACTACGGCGTGCTGCGCACCGAGATGGACAACGGCATTGCCAAGCAGCGCCCGACCCGCTCGCTGGCTATCGTGACGCGCGCGGCCACCATTCACGTCGGTGTCCTGGCCAACAAGCTCCTATTCGACGAGTGGGCGCGTACGGCTATCAGCGGGGGCGCGGGCTGGTTCAATTGGACTGACCCCCTCACGCAGACGGTCAAGCAGACCCGCATTGTCGGGGGGCGCTACGAGTGGTCATCGCCAGGCAAGGTGTGGCGGGCCACGTGCCAGATCGAGACGGTGGGCTGATATGCCGAGATCCTATTCCCCCAACGCCCGCCGCAACCTTCTGGCGACCAGCGCCGACGAGCCGTTCCTGGTGGCCATCGAGATCACGCATCCCGATCTGGCCGTGCCTGCGCGCTTCGTGAACGACAGTCAGAACGTGACCATCACGGGCGCGGAGTTCTTCGCCACGGCCTTCAACCTGGTGCTGCCCGACGACCAGCAGGATCAGGTGCCCCAGGCCCGCCTGGAGGTCGACAACATCGGCCGCGAGCTGACGCAGTGGCTGGAGGTCAGCCAGGGCGGGAAGGGCGCCAAGTGCCGCATCCTGCAGGTGCTGCGCAGCCAGCCGGACGTGATCGAGTTCGACATGACGCTGGATCTGTCCGAGTTGGCCATCACCAACGAGGTGGTGAGCGGCGCGCTCGGGTTCAAGAACACGTTGATGCAGTCCGCGGTGACCGTGCGATACGACCCCAGTACCGCGCCCGGGTTGTGGTGATGCATAATCGCCCGGTCAATGGGACAGGAGAGCGGGATGCGAGTTTTCGGTGCATTGCTGGTGGCGGCTGTGCTGGCTGGTTGTGCGACGCCAGCCGATAGGCTTGGCGAAAGCGAGTTCGATTGGATGGCGATCGATATCCAGCGCCCTTATCCGGATGTGGTGGCAGAGCTGAAGAATCACGACAGCGTCTGCCATGGTTTCTTCGAGAGGAAGGAGGCGGTATGGAGCGAGGCGCCTGACAAGCAGTCGTTGCGCATCGATATCCATGTCGGCTCGATACACAAATCCACAGACCCGGTTTACGGACGGATCGAACTGGCCGCATCGGGTTCAACCGCGGCCAAGGGCCGGATCGGTGTGCAGAGGGTTTTCTCGCGACCGGTATTCGGTGAGCCCCGAGGCTGGATGGATGCCGCTCGGCGCTTGGAGGGTGACCTTCAAAATGGCTCCCTGAGTAAGTGCAGTTGAATAATCCCATATGAACAAACCGCCCTCGGGCGGTTTTTTTTCGTCCATCAGTATGCATTGGTCAGACAGATTCGTAGGCCTTCCCTACGTTCCCAACACCGGAGATTGCGCCGCGTTGGCTGCACGGGTGTCGAGCGAGGTCTTTGGGATAACGCCCAAGATTCCTGCCTCTCATGCGGTAGGCCTTCGGGCACAGGCGGAGCAGGTGGCGGCACACCAGGACGAGGCAGCTGAGCGGATATCCGCCCCGCGCGATGGTTGCCCCGTCTTGCTCAAGGGCCGAGGCCAGCTTTGCCACATAGGTGTCATGTGCTGGCTGGCCGGCGAGTGGTGGGTGCTGCACGCGGACCAATCCGCTGGGTCGGTGTTGCGCCAACGTTTGCGCGACGTGACAAGGCTGCATTTTCAACTCGAAGGGTTCTACGCATGGAAGTGATTGAAACCCCAGGACCCGCCCTCGTCAGCCTGCCCAACCCTGTAAGCCATGAGGGGAAGGATCTGGCTTATGCGGCCTTCTTGCCTGGTGAAACCCTGGGCGCCTACGTGCAGCGCACTGGGGTGACGATTGCCCAAGGCCCGGTCGATGTCTGGCAGAACGGCAGGCCCGTGCCTGAGGCGCTGTGGCAGCGCCTGATTCCCCGCACCGGCGACCTGATCGTCGTACGCGCATATCAGCCGCAGGGCGGTGGGGGCGGGAAGATTCTGCGCACGGTAGCCATGCTTGCGGTAGTGGTCGCGGCGGCTTGGGCGGGCGCTGCCTATGGCATGGCGGCAGGGTCATTCTTCGGCACTTCCACCGCAGTTGGTGGCGCGCTCGTGTCCGCGGGCGTGGCCCTTGGCGGATCCATCATCATCAGCGCACTGCTTCCCCCGCCGCGCCCGACGTTCGGCCAACTCGGCACCAACAAGTTCGAGACGAGCCCGACCTACGCCATCAGCGGCGGCCGCAACCGCGCGCGCCAGTGGGAGCCGATGGCGATCATCTTCGGTCGTCATCGCGTCGTGCCCGACCTGGGCGCGGCACCGTACACCCAGCAGGAGGGCGACGACTCGTACCTGACGCAGTTGTTCCATTTCGGGCTGCAGGGCACTGGCGTGGCGATCTCCGACATCCGCATCGGGGACACGCCGATCACGTCATACCAGGGCGTCCAGACGCAGGTATCCGGTCCTGATGGGCGTCTGGGCATGGTCCTGGGCAACGTGGACACGATCCAGGGCGCCACGCTGGTGGCATACCAGTCGTTCACCCGCACGACGCCCACCGACGTGACCTACATCACTGTGGAGTTGGCGGCGCGGCTGTTCGTTATCGCTGATGACGGGGGCGTGGGCTCGCGCACGGTGGATGTGATGATCGAGTACCGCCCCGCTGGCAGCACGGGGGATTACACAGTGCTGGGGGGCGTGAACGCCGTCTATGCGACTCACTATTGGGCCGCCGAGCGCGATGGCGTGCAGATGCTCTACGGCAGCACCAATCCTGCTGAACATTGGGACGGCCAGGAAACCCTGGTGCGGGACCCATACACCCGGGAGTCGGTGTACGCGGTCTGGCGCTGGCGCCCGCACCCGTACCGCCTGGGACAGCCGTGGCAAGGGGTCGCTCCTGACCCATTGGTGACGCCCGGAATCAGCGGTTATTTGCTGACCGGGGCACGTCAGGAGCCGACCCGGCGCGCCATCGGGTGGAATGTTTCCCAGGGGCAGTACGAGGTGCGGGTGACCAAGATGACCCCGGACATCAACAGCTCGCGCGAGTCCAACGAGACTGCCGTGCAGCAGATCCTGGCGTACCAGGTCGACCAGGCGGACTACACCGGCCAAACGCGTTTAGCGGTCCGCATCCGGGCATCGGGCCAGCTGAACGGGCAGATCGACGAACTCAACGCCATGGCAGCGGCGTCCGCACACGTCTGGAATGGCTCGGCCTGGGTGTTCCAGCACACGCGCAATCCGGCGTGGTGGTTCCGCTGGTTCGCCATTGGCCAGCGCAATGCTGCCGGGCAGCGCATCTATGGCGGGGGGCTGGGTGCTGGCGAGGTCGACACGGATTCCATCATTGCGTGGGCGGCGTGGTGCGACCAGAAGGGGCTGACGTTCGACTGGGTGCTGGACCGCAAAATGGCCGCAGCGGAGGTGCTGCAGATCATCGCGCGCGCCGGCCGCGCATCGCCGACCTGGCAGTCGGGGCGCCTGGGGGTGATCTGGGACGCAGCGGACCTGCCGGTGACGGCGATGTTTGGCCCTTTCAATATCCGGGCGGGCACGTTCGAGGTCGGTTACGTCAACGACGGCACGGTGGACGAGATCGTTATCAACTTCGCAAACGCTGCCCGCAATTACCAAATGGACGAGGTGCGCGCGCGCGTGCCCGGTGCGGCTGCGACGAACAACCCGCTGCAGCTGGACCTGGAGGGCTGCACCAGTGCGGACATGGCGGGGCGGGAGGCCAACCTGCTGGCCGCTTCGCAGCTGTGGCACCGCCGCCGCGTGACGTGGGAAACGGATATCGAGGGCTACGTTGCCACGCGCGGCGACGTGGTGTCGTTCTCGCACGACCTGACGGTGTGGGGCTACTCGGGCCGCCTCATGCCCGGCAGCCGAGGCGCCGAGGATGGGCAATTGCCGCTCATGGTGCTGGATGGCATGGTGCCCACGGCAGGCACAGGTACGGTGTTGCTGCGCGGTCCCGAGGGCCAGATGCGCACGGTGTCCGTCACGTCGGCGTCTGGCGAGGTTGATCAGCTCACCGTCGTCACATCGCTGGACGGTTTTCCGATGCCGGGGGATACGGGCTACGAGGATGCACAGCCGCTGGATTGGGCTTGGCAGTTCGACCCGATGGCCACACCTGGCCGGCGGTTCAAAATCGTCAGTGTCGAGCCAGTTAACGAGGGTGTGCGGTTCCAGGCTATCGACGACGATCCGCAGTATTACGCCAGCGAGACGAACCCCTACCAGTACACCCCGCCGCGTGATGGCGCCGGGCTGTCGGGTGTTGTGTTCTCGCTGTCCGCGTCCGAGGCGATCATGAGCGTGCCCGCCGATCAGGTGCGGGTGACGTTCGGCTGGGTGTTGTCGCGTGAGATGCCGGTGCGTGTGGCGGTGTCCGTGAACGGGCGGGCCTCACCGGTGCAGGTGGTGGACGGACGCAGTCTGGACGTCACGGCGCGTACTGGCGACGTGGTGCAGATCACAGTAACGCCCGCGGGCAGCACAGGCGCCGGCGCGCCGCGGTCACTGACCTATACCGTCCAGGGGCTCGCAGCGCCCCTGCCACCCGTCATCGGCCTGACCAGCGTCTTTCGTGACGGGCTGACGGTGTTGGTGTGGCGCTCCGTGGTTGACGGGCGGCAACCGATGTATGAGGTGCGGCTGGGCGATACCTGGGCCAACGGCGCCACGGTGGCGATCACGCCCGCGCTGGAGCAATTGGCCGTGGACAACGGGCTGTATTGGGTGGCAGCGCGGTTTCGGCTCTCGAATGGCACGGTGATCTATGGTGACCCCGATACCCTGCAAATCGCGGGCGCGGTGTTGGTGCGCAACGTGCTGGTGCAGCGTGATGAGGCGCCGGCGTGGGCAGGCACTGTGTCCGGCGGCGCGTACGTCTATGAGGGGTCGCTGACGCTGGCGCCGCAGGGCGATGTCTTGAGTATCTCGGACGTGTTGGCCGAGCAGGATGTTCTCTGGTACGGCGGCCCAGCACCCAGCGGCACGTATGCCGTGGCCGAGGCTGATCGTGTCGACATCGGCTATGTCACGCCGGTGCGCATCGACTTGGATGTGGAGTTTGCCGCCCGGAATATCAGTGCCGACATCCTGAGTTCGTCCGACATATTCGCCATTGCCGACGTTCTGAATGGCAGCGACCGGCAGTTCGTGACGGTGCGGCCGCAGATCCGGCATGCGCAGGAGGAGGGCGTTTGGTCCGACTGGATGGACTACGTGCCGGGCCTGATCAATGCGCGTTATTTCGACGTGCGGCTGCTGCTGAGCACCGACGACCCGCTGATCATCCCCTACGTGACGCAGTTCACCTGGACGGTGGATGTGCCCGACCTGGTGCAGCACGGTGAGGGTCTGGCGGTCCCGCCAGAAGGTGTGTCCGTCACCTACGCCAAGCCGTTCCACGCCCGCCCCAACGTGCAGATCACCATCCTGGACGCGCAGGCTGGCGACCAGGCGGTGCTGACGACCTCCACGCTGACAGGATTCGAAATTCGCATCATCAACGGCGCCACCTCAGTGGCGCGTGAAATCAACTGGCTGGCACAGGGATATTGACCATGCAGACACAAACCCAAGTGACGACCACGCCGCCCCTGCCCGGGGTGGACTTGGTCACACAGATCAATGCCGCATTGCGGACTCACGGGACCAATCTGGCCGGGCCGGATGACCCTGCCGCCTTGGCGCTGCCTTACTACACATGGGCAGACACGGGCACAAACAGGCTGCGCCGGCGCAATGCTGCCGGCTCGGCGTGGGTGGATATCGCCCCGATCCTGGGGCGCCTGCTGGCAGCCAGCGAGGTTGGCGACGCGGCGTTTGCGTCCATCGCAGGCACGGTGGCTGGCGGCGCGCTGTTTGAGATGGGGGCGAATTCCAACGGTCGGTGGTTGCGGTTCGCTGACGGCACGCAGATCTGCTTCACCATTTCGAATCTGAATTTGTCCGGCTCGTCATGGACATCCTCGCCGGGTGGTTTTTCCTATCTGCAGCTGGGAGCGCAGGTGATCCCGGCAGCATTTGTGGGCTCGGCGCCATCGTTGGTTGCAGGTTCGTTTTACGACAACGATATCTCGGGTCGTTCTGCGTATCTGGCAGGCATGTCGCAACCCACACTGACTCAGTTCCCAGCGGGGGGCTACCTCGTCTCACCAGCTGCCAGCGCGCCCGGATCGTCGAGCGGCAGCCTCCGCCTCATCACCCTTGGAAATTGGAAAACCTGATGAACATTCACCTCACCCCCCAACTCAGTGATCGGCAGGTAACGGTCGAGCGTGACGGCGACGCCCTGACCATCGACGGCCGGCGATTCGATTTCAGCGGCGTCACCGAGGGTGCCACGCTGCCCGAAAGCGCCATCGACTGCGACGTCATTCTGGGGCCGGTCGAGCGTATCGACGGCGTTCTGCATGTCACGCTGCTACTGCCTCACGGCGCCGAGGCCAGTCAGGCCGCGCGCTTCCCCGCGCCCATCAACAACCCGCCCAACGGGCCTGTGGAGTTCCCGAAATGACGATCGACTATTCGCATTTGGTCACGGCAGAGCACAAGCTGACCAGCGCCAGAGCGGCCGCATCCGCTCTGATCCAGGCCTGGCGCGACGGCGAGGAGCGCATCGGCGTGGTGTTCGACCATGACGGCCGCATGTGGGACGGCGACGACGCCAGCCTGGCGCGGCTGCAGGGCGCAATCGGCGGCGGCTTGGGCGCCGTACCCGATTTCTTCTGGACCGACCACGACAACGAGGACGTGCCGATGGATGGCGAGGCACTGGATGCGTTGCTGGTGGCCATGCAGTCCGCACGCGCCCAGCGTGGATTCGAGATCCACCAGCGCCAGCGCGCCATGAAGGAAGCGGTGGCCACCATGAGCACCGCGGACCTGGCCGCGTTCACGCCGGGCTGGTAGTCCGCAGCGTCCTAAGCAGTTCTGAGCCACAGGCCCGCACAAGCGGGTTTTTTTACGCCTGGAGGAACCATGCGCCTATCCCCACACTTCATCCTGGCCGAGCTGACCCGCTCGGACACCGCCGCGGCGCGCGGCATCGACAACACGCCGGGGCCTGCGCATCTGGCCAACCTGCAGCGGTTGGCCGAGACCCTGGAGAAGGTGCGCGCGCTGCTGGGACAGCCGATGCTCATCAGCAGTGGTTACCGCTCGCCGGCCTTGAACCGCGCCGTGGGCGGATCCACGACCAGCGACCACAGCAACGGGCTGGCGGCTGATTTCACCAGCCCGCGCTTCGGCACGGTGCGCCAGGTCTGCGCAGCAATCCAAGGCAGCGGCATCGCCTTCGACCAGCTCATCTACGAGCAGGGCGCCACGGAATGGGTGCACCTGGGCATTGGCACGCGCATGCGCCGGCAGGTGCTGTCCTGGTCCCAGGCCCGCGGCTATGTGCCGGGCATCGTGAAGCTGTGAGGCGCTGATGCAACTACCTGAAGAACTTGCAGGTTCGGGCCTGGGCGGTTGGCTGGGGGCGCTGGCAGCCACCATCATAGGCGGCGGGCTGATGCTGCGCCGCTGGCTGTCTCGCGACTCGGTGGAGCGCGCGGGCGATGAGGCGCGCGTCGAGGTGATCGACATGCTCACTACGCAGCTGGCCGCGGCGAACGCCCGCGCGGACATGTTCGCCAAGGAGCGCAACGACGCCTACCGCGAGGTGGCGGACCTGCGCGAGAAGATCGCGCGCCTGGAAACCCAGATGGGGTACATGCAGGCCAAACTGGAGAGACTCGATGCCAACCCGCATCCGTGAGGCGATTGATCGCCTGTATCGCACCCATCCGCGCGCTGTGGCGCTGGTTGAGGGCTGGCTGCTGCTCGCCTTGATCGTGGGGGGCAGCGTGGCCATCGGCCGGCAATCAGGGCTGTCGAGCGCCGATGTCCAGGTGGCGGCCCTATCGGCCGCGCACCAGGCTGAACAGCAGCGCCTGATGGACATCAACCGGCAGCTGATGCTGATCATCCAGGACCGCCTGCCGCAAATCGCAGATACGGCCCAGGGGGCGGCCGAAACGGCGCAGGTCGCGGCGGAGAAGGCAGCTACGGCGGCGTCGCGTGCCGGCGCAGCGGGTAGCACTGCCAACACCGCGGCCACCACGGCGAAGAAGGCCGCTCAGCAGGCGGGGCAGGCTGCGCGCGCCGTGGATCGAGCGGTGACGCCTGCGCCCGCCGCGCCCGCCAGCGCACCGGAGTGGCTGAATTGAGCGCGGCCCTATTGAAAAGGGCGCTGCCCTACCTGCTGTCGGGCGCCGTGGTGCTGGCCTTGTGGTTCGCACTCGGCTGGTATGGCGACCGGCGCGAGGACGTGGGCTACGGGCGCCGCGACCTGGAGGCGCGTGCCGAGGTTGCCGCCGCCCAGGCCGATGCAAGAGCAGAGGAACGGCGGCGTGTGGCCGCCATCGAGGAGATAAGGAATGAAGCCGACCAAGAACTGGCCGCTGTTGTTGAGCGTGAGCGCCGTGCTGCTGATGTCCGGGTGCGGGACGCAGTCGCGGAATATGCCCGTCGCCATCGACCCGCCAGCAATTCCGGCGCTGCCCAGTCAGGCGCGCCAGTCGGCGACCCCATCGGCATGTTCGCCGAGCTGCTTGGAGAGCTTGACGACCTGGCGGGCCAATACGCTGCAGCGGCTGACCGAGCCCGCGCCGCAGGACTGACCTGCGAGCGGGCCTATGACTCTCTGCGCTAGGGCTTCGGCTTCAAAGCCGGCGGCGCCGGGGGATCGAATAGGGGGATGTAGTCTTCGAGGTCGTGCGGCACCGGCGCGCATTTACGCTTGGCAGGCCCCGCGGGCTCCAACGTCAGTTTGTCGGCACGCTTGCGTTGCACCACGGGCACATCCGCCAGCTCGGATTGAGCCACGCTGGCGACGGTGGGATTGATGCGGGGATGGGGGCCGAGCGAGGCCATCACCTGGTTGAACCGGAGCGCCAAGGCTTGGTAGCGCCGGATCTCCCATAGCAGCCGCCAAGTATCGGTCCCGGGGTGGGATCGCGCGGTGATCTCGCGCAGCTCGTCGTCGGTTAGGTAGGGGCGGAAAGACAT